ATGTATTCTAAATCCGGGTTTTATAAATAATATTTACATATTTATAAATAATAATATAACAAATTCATCCATTGTTATAGTTTTATCGTCTTTGAGTTGTTGCTTTATAAATGAAATATGACTATTAGTAATTTTATATGATGTATAATCTCTTTTCTTTCGTATAATATTATTAGTAGATTTATATTTATCTACCCACCTCATTAAACTTCTTTCAGAACAACCTAATATTTTACAAGTTTGCACTTTATTTTTAGAATGGGATAAATAGTATTTAACTGCTGATAATTTATAATCACTACTTTTATGAGTAGGGATTATAATATAATTTAACAATTTATAAAAAATTGATTTAAATTAAATGCTTAAATTAATACTTAAAGAAACAAATATGTATTCTGAACAAACAACCAGTCAAATAGAAGTTGTAGAACAACCTAAACCAGACAAAATTATTATAAAAAAAAATTATAAGAAACTGTATCATAAAGAAAAGGAAAGAAATGAGATTTTAGAAAAAAAAAATAAATATTTATTGGCTAAAATAAATATACATACAAATAATCAAAATATAGGAGAAAAAGATGAGGTTTTATTATTATTAGATCTATATCATCTTAATGAAATGAATGAATTTGATAAATTAATAGAGATATTTGGAGAAGAAGCATCCAAAGGTATAAGCATTCTTAATATAGATACTGATGATGAAATAGTCGATCTAAATAAATTATCAAAGGCACCTTGTGGTTACAAAGCTGATTGTAAAATAAGAATGAAAAAAACAAATAATGTATATAGTATATCTATAAAAAGTAAAAATGGAGCAAATCCATCTATATTAAATCACACTCCTAGAAGTGCAAAAATATTCCAGGAAGGCGGTATATTAAATGATCATGTATGTTATTTGGATAAAATAATTCAAGAATATATTTATAAAAGAGTAAAAAAAATAATCGGTGAAGATACACCAATTAGTAAATTTATGTCTTTAAAAGATGACTATTTATTGAAAGAAAATTTTTTAGAAATTTTATCATACTTCGTTTTTGATGGTTCTGGTAAAGGATATAGCAAGTGTAAATCAGATGCTATAATGACTTATCAAAGGGATAAAATATTTTTTAAAAAATACGATAATATACAAAATAAAAAAGTATACATTGAATCTATTTATGATAAAATAGTTATATCATTGAGAGATAAAGGTATGCCAAAAGTAATGAATGAATATTGTAAACCATGGGTATTTAATGACATTAAACCTGATGGCTCAATTAAATATAAAGGAAGTTTACACATTAGAATTAAATGAAGTATGTTTAATTATCTGTTTTCCAATAATTTCAGTAAATATAGTTGGAATTGTATTACCAAGCATTTTCCATTTTTCATTATCTTTTCCTACAAAATCATAATCATTAAATCCCTGTAATTTTAATCCATCATCAACTGTCAACCTATATTCTTTATCATTTACCCAATAACCATCCCAATTATGTCTATCATCAATTGGAGAATGTTTTCCACCACATCTTAGCGTATAAGCAACATCTTTTTTAAAGTTTTGTCCGAGATAATCACTAAGTGTAGTATTTTTTTTATACTTATCAAGTTTAAAGAAATTATCCAAATCATTCACTTCAATATTTTTAAACCCAACTATAAATAATCTTTTTCTCATTTGCGGGATTCCATAATCGCTACATTTTAGGACCTTATAAACAACTTTATATTCTTCCTTTTCTAACTCTTCTTTAATTTTAGCAAAACTTTTACCTTTATCATGATTCAAAAGAGCTTGAACATTTTCTAATACTACAACTTTTGGTATATTTGTTTTTACAAATCTCATTACTTGTGAGAACATAGTTCCTCTACTATCCTTAAATCCTTTATGATGTCCTGCTTGTGAGAATGGTTGACAAGGAAAACCTGCACATAAAATATCATATGGTTCAATACTGGATGGTTCAATATCACAAATATCATCTAGAACATCTATATTATAATTTTTTTTATAATTTTCTTTTGCAGGTTTATAAATATCAGAAGCCATAACACATTTAAATCCTAACTTTTGAAATGAATAATGAAATGACCCCATTCCACAAAATAAATCAATGTATTTTACTTGATTACTTTGGTTTTCCTGTGGCTGCATAGTGTCTGTATTTACAATTACTTTTTCATTTTCAACAATCAATTTTTTATTTAATTCTTTTAATTTTTCTTCAACTGCTTTATCTACAAGTTCCTTAAATTTATCCGCATTATTTTCACAAGGCGTTTTGCGTCTATTATGAGAATCATAGTGAGATTTTTGAGAAAATCCTTTTCCACATCGTTCACAAGAATATTTAACCATTTTAGTTATATATTGTTAATATATATTTAATTTTTAAATCAATTTTTTAATTTAACTTAAATTAACAAATTCTGTTAATTCCTAAATATTAGAAAGTCGGCGTTTTAAATGTTCAAAGGTGTATAATTTTTTTATAAATTATTCAATGTATGTATTCTAAATCCGGGTTTT